AAGCTTTCTCAGCTCTTTTGCGATAAAGGCATACTCAATTGCCTTGCCTGGTGTCGTGTTCAGGTAGCCCTGTTTCGCCCATATGTCGTATGGCACGCGGTCGTTACGGGCCTTGTCAGCCAGCCCCTCAGCAGGAAGCCAGAACTTACTGTGAACATCACCTTTGGCCGAGGTCAGTACCAGCGCCGTCAGGTCAGACACGCTCGACAGGTCCAGACCACCCCAGACGGTGACTCCGTTCAGATCATCCGGCTCTTCTTTGTTCATGTGCCAGACGGTCTGGCTGACAAAGGGGCTTTTAGCCTCAACACGCCGGTTGAGCACGAGGTTTTCAAATTCAGCCTGTCGTGACGGCAGGCGTTTGGCACTTGCGGCCATGTCCAGCACTTCCTGCTGATTCATGAAGACATCAAAGGCGGGATTGGCTAAACGGATTGCCTCTACTGAGAACGGGTCAATATCTTCGGGCGCTGTATCCATCCTGACCACCGTTCGCGGGTCAGCGCCAGTCAGTCCGTCATCAATCAGTAGGCTGAGCAGGTCACTTGCGTCCGGTGCCTGCGTACTGATGATGATGGATATAGGATTTTCCTGGGCTGCTGTTGCGGTTTCCAGAGCCTCATACAAGGGATCACGCGGCCCACGAACCTGACCCAGCTCATCATGTGCAACGAAACGCGGTGAAAAACCATATGCCGTGGTTGCCTCTGCGCTGAGGGCGCGATAATAGGAACCGAGGTCCGGACAATGAATCTCTTTTGCTGAGTCTTTTATGGCAACGTATTGCATGAGCACAGGGTTCATACGACACATTTTTGATGCCAGATTGAACAGGATTGCTGCCTGATCGCGGGAGCGGGCTGCAGAATAAAGCTGTGAGTTATGGGCGGCTTCAGGCCCTACAAGGTAGAGCAGCATCAGCATGGCAGTTTCAACAGTTTTGGCGTTCTTACGCCCCCTGGTGATAATGCCGCGCCGGGTACCGTGAACGTTATCGAAAATCGCCCTGAAGTCATCCTTCATAAAAGGGGCCATCTTCAGCGGCTGACCTACAAACTTTCCTTCAGGGATCAGGATGTGCTTTTCACACCAGGCAATATTTCTTTCAGCTCTTGTCAGAGTTTTTTTAACCATCAGCTAAGAGCCTCAGTCAATCTCCCAGGGCTTTTTATCTCGTGCAAGATTGTTGTTTGCACGGCCCACCGTTTTAGGATCGGCGGTTGCCTGCCGGGTAATTCTGAGCCGGGTTGCCAGTGATGATGCAGAGCGGACTTCCCGTTCACGCATGGTGAGCAGTTTGTCATAGCGCTTCAGGCCGTCTTCACGCGATAGCCACTCAAGCTCGAATTCGTCAATCTGCATTGTCAGCAATCGCGACTGAACGACATGGCGGCAGTACATTTCCATCATGTCGCGGTGTGTTTCTGTAAACGAACTTGCCGGGTTGTCATTTACCAGCCTGACCCACACGTTAATCTCGGGGTCGCTGAGATGAATTGACGGCTGCAACCTGCTTTCAGCCAGAGCTGGCAGCGAGACAGCAGACGTCGCAGCCAGAGACTTTCTGCCTCGCTGTGCCATTACTTTTTCCTTTTTTTCTGGACGTTTTTAAAAAAGAAACTGAGGGCGCGGTCTTTAAGATTTTGCGGTCAGACTTTTACCCCTCCCCCACCCTTCCCGCCCAACAAATGATAATGACTCTCATTTCTCGATGATGCGCAGGTTTTGAGGGTCGGGGCTGACTGGAGCTAATCGTTTCCCGCCGCCGAGAGGGATGGTCAGGTTGACCACTGGCAGCGTCTTACCCGCCTCATGATTGATACTGATCGCGGTGACTGACATAAAGCAGATGCCATCGATGCTCAGTTCAACCAGCTTACCGTCCCGGTATTCAATCTTGAGGTCCTGCATTGCGTGCCCCCTGTTACCAGATTACCCGGCCTTCATTGTCGAACTCGGTCACCGTCCCGCCCTTCTCCATACGCTGCTTCACTGAGTCGTGGCAGCGCTTGCAAAGTGACTGGAGGTTGTCGGGATCGTGAAATAGGCCATCGTCGCCTTTGTGAGGCTTAACGTGGTCAACGATGGATGCTGAGATAACTTGATTGCGCTTCAGATGAAACTCACACAGAGGCTGTTTCTGAAGCTGGTGATAGCGAAGACGATACCAGCGCTTGGTGTTGTAGAGGTTATGCCAGGGTGAATTGGATGCCATATTCACTCCAATAAAAAACCTCCCGAAAGAGGTCATCGTTTGTGAAGCAAGCCGCCAGGTTGGCTCCCTGCCTTGATGCGCTGGCGAATTTGCTCGCTGATAAGTGTTGCAAGCCTGGTGTAGGCGCTTTCTTTCTCAATAAATGATTTCAGCTCACTCACCAGTTCATCTTCATACTCAGTGGCTTCGCCTGTCAGATAACGGGAAACAATCTCACGGATTTTATCAGCAGACGTTGCTGCGTTGTCAGAATTGACCCTGATGCAGGTATTCAATTTGTATGTTTTAGTGCCAGAAAGCAGCGCCTCATTGATGAATGCTTGCCCGTTGTTAAACATAAACGGCTGCTGTTCAGAAACGAAATCTGCTGTAACTTTAAGGTTAGGCAGGTCTGGCCGGTTATGAACTGCGACTAACTCACCATATGTTGCTTTCACCACTACAACGCGTGTGAACTGATGCGTCGCTTTACCTGAGAACGCTTCACTGTGAATTACCTTTCCGTTCTGAATGATCTCTACATTTGCTGTAGCACCAGAGACAACGCCATCTTTCCATTGCTCAAGCCCGGAGATGGTGATCCCAACCTTTCGGTCAACCGCCATTGGTAAACTGGAAGTCATCAGAGTTTCCTGCTGTCTGGATGTGTTTAACCATCGGCAATGGCGAGACCACCAGCCGATGATTCATTGTGTTTATGCTGAAAATTGAACTCAGAGAATGCAGTTTTCAGTACAAAATAAAACCGCCCTGAGGCGGCCTATAAATTTCGCAATCTTTGAAGCTGGGCTTCCATTCCAATCAACGTGATGTCTGTGCTGATTATGTCTTCTTCGCTATAACGTTCAGGGAATAGCCAATACTTGGCCTTATACATACACAAGTCCGATAAGGTCTTATCTACAGCCCTGACCGGTTCAGCAGCTGACACCCAAAGGCGTGCGACAGCAGCCTCTTTTGTTTTATCTGGTTTGTTACCATTAGAGAGATCGCGAAGGTAAATTTGAGTCTCCATAATGGCTAAGGATAAAGCAGAAATTGCTGATGAAATCTCTTTCTCGTTAGCCGTTGATTTGTCAATAATCTGTTTATACGCAGACAAGCAAAAATTTAGGACTCCAGTTGCAAATGCTCCACTTAGTTCCATGATTATCTCCAAGGATTTCAAACCCAGAGAATACATGTGTGGCATGGAAAAAGTGAATCAGTTTCGCGACGCTTCACAGCGTGGCTAACCTTTATCCCTTGTCGGAGAGATTCTGCGATAATAGTTTGCCTTACTGATCCTGAAGGTCGGTTTCCGCGTCCAAGAAACCGCGAATAGTGGAATCAGAGATATGACTTAGATGCTGCTGCAGAAAAGCTGAGCCTTCACAATCTGCCGTCTCCCAAACAAACCTTAAGCCAACATCCCATATCTCCACTCTCAAGTGACCTTCTGGAAAGTACTCTTTTGCGATTTCATAGACTGTATTAATACTGATTGATTCGCCTGACATGTGACCTCCTGTTTTGACGAATACAACCTATCATCATCGGGCGCACTCGCAAATGCGCCTTGTGATGACTCAGCAGTCTGAGTCTGGACGTGCTACAGCACGGCACGCAGCCAAACAGGCACGCTGCATATCCTTATGTGCTTCTCGCAACCATTCATGCGCGTCCCAGCATTCCGTCGAGTTCTGTAGGCTTGGGTCGGCACCCATATCCATACCATGCTGTTGCAGCAGAGCAATGAACTGGCGGCTCAGCTCTTTGAACTGATTCATCTTGCCGATTTCGCCATAAGACAGTGTCCGATAGCCCTTAACGGTGCTGCCGTCCTGCGGTTTTGCTTCGTTCATGATTTTCCTCTCAATTAATGTTACCGCTTACGCTTGCAATGACGATGTGTGCCCTTAATATTTCAGAACAATAATAAACAGTGTTCCTCTTTGAATGGCCCTGCACGGGGCCTTTTTTTAATCTTTGACATTCATAACTGGTTCGATTGGCTTCACATGCGTGAACATGAAGCCTTTATAAAAATTTTTTACTGGTTAAACGCGCTTAATCCTCAGCAATGGTGAAGCCACCAGCC